CTACCGTATCCACTGGTTTGTCCCGTGCCTGTCCGAAACCCAAAAACTCTTTAATTCCCATAACTGCCTCCTTAACGCTTGTCCGTAACACCGTTTTATGTTAAAATTTCTCTATCAGTATTGATCTGCCGAATTCCGGCATGTATTCCCCACAGATATTTTGATACAAGGAGATTTGTATGTTCACCAAGGAAGAATTAAACCTGATCGACCCATCCTATTTCAATATCATCCAAGCCGGAGTATATTCCGTGACCCTCCAGTCCAGGAATACCGGCCACTACTGGCATATTCTCTGTCAGGAAGGGAAGGGATTCTCCACCTGCCAGATATATCACAAACATAACTATGGGGATGAATACCATCTGCACCGAAACCGGCCAAGCCTTGAAACAGCCCTCAAAGACATTCATTCCCATGACACCTTCCATGCGGGAGGTCGAAAGCGGCATCATACCGCTTAGTACGCTTCCATACCGTTCAGGGTTTCCCGAATCAGTACAAATCCAAGCAGTGATAACAGAAACATATCCGTCCCTCCTCCCTAAAAATGCGCACAAAAAAAGCACTCATGTGAGTGCCTTTCATTTCAGTTCTTCCACAGTTCATGCAGCCATCCCTATGAACAATTGATGCTTACCCTCGGTGCATTTTCAAATTCGCAGTTTTTATTGTATTTTTTTGCCACTTCCAGAAGATCTTCGCTCGAAAACTTTGGGAAACAGCTGCACAGGGTTTCAAAATCCATCCCCGTCCGGCACATGGCCTCCACTACCTTTTTATCCTTCTCGTTCATACCTTTTCTTCCTCCACCCGGACAATTATATCACAATTCAGGAGAATTTAAGTATGCGATTTCATTTTTCAGGATTTAAAATACCAGGATGCCCCGGTCATCATATACACTGCCTTCATTTCCCATGTTCCGGATAGCCCGGTCAAGAGCCATGACTGTTGCCACGGCTGCATCAATCTTCTCTGTACTCTTTTCCTTATCCATCTTGATGTTCCCCGCCGGGTCCTGTCTCACATACACGTTGTCCATCATCCAGCGGAGTACCTTATGCCCTCCGTGTGCGATTCGTTCTTCCAGAGTCAGCTTCATCAGCTCCTTGGTCGGGGGACTCATATCCTTATAGCCCTGTCCGAAGGGAACAACGGTAAAGCCCATGCCCTCCAAGTCCTGCACCATCTGTGTCGCACCCCAGCGGTCAAATGCAATCTCCCTGATATGATACTTCATGCCAAGTTTCTCGATGAAGTTCTCTATGAATCCATAATGGATGACATTTCCCTCCGTTGTCTGCAGACACCCTTCCGCTTCCCATACATCATAAGGAACATGATCCCTTCTTACCCGAAGTCTCATGTTTTCTTCCGGAATCCAGCAGAATGGAAGGATCATATACTTCTCATCGTCCGTCCTCGGCGGGAACACCAGTACAAACGCCGTGATATCGGATGTGCTGGAAAGGTCAAGCCCTCCATAGCAGTCCCTTCCGATCAGTGCATCGGGATCTACCGGAAAGGCACAGGCATCCCACTTCTCCATCTGCATCCACCTGGTAGACTGTTTTACCCACTGGTTCAGACGAAGCTGCCGGAAGATGTTCTCCTCCGCTGCATTCTCCCTGGCACTGACATAGGCATTCCTTACCTTTTCAATGTCAATCGTATAGCCAAGGGAAGGGTTGGATTTATACCATGTTTCTTCACTGGTCCAGTCATCCTCATCAGCGGCACCGTAGATCACGGGATAAAAGGTCGGGTCTATCTTCCTTCCCTCGATGATGTCCACCGCCTTCTGATGCTGCTCAAAGCAGATGGAATTCCGGTCTGTCCCGGCTGTTGTGATGAGGAAATACAGAGGCTGTGTCCTGGCATCGCCGGAACCTTTGGTCATGACATCGAACAGCTCCCGGTTTGGCTGAGCATGAAGTTCATCAAAAATGACGGCATGGACATTCAGTCCGTGTTTGGTGTATGCTTCTGCAGACAGCACCTGATAAAAACTGTTGGTCGGTTTGTACACCAGCCGCTTTACCGACATGACGGGCTTGATCCTTTTCTTGAGTGCCGGACACTGATCCACCATATCCACTGCTACATCAAAGACAATGGATGCCTGCTGGCGGTCAGATGCACAGCCGTAGACCTCTGCACCCCACTCACCGTCACCACAGGTCATATACAGTGCAACCGCAGCAGCCAGTTCAGATTTTCCGTTTTTCTTTGGAATCTCCACATACGCCGTATTATACTGGCGGTATCCGTTCTCTTTCACGGTGCCAAATACATCCCGGATGATGGTATCCTGCCAGGGGAGCAGTTCAAAAGGGACTCCCCTCCATTTACCCTTGGTGTGTTTCAGGCAGTTGATGAAGTTCACGGCATGATCCGCTTTTTCTCCGTTAAACATTACTTTCCACCGCCTTTCACCAGTAGAAGTTCCATCTCATCGCTTTCCTTATCTTCTCCGGCATCCGCTACAATCCTGCTCCGCGCAGACGGTGTCAGTCCGAACTGCTCACAAAATTTATTCATGATCTTAAGGTAGGTCTGTGCAATGGATACCTGTGGTACCTGTTGCCAGTATCCGCTCGGCGTCTTGACGATCGTTCCATGCTGTGTGATGAACTCCTCTGCCTCCTTCCATCTGGCATATGCCTGACAGTATCCTGCAAAAGCAGCCATATCTATCTCCGTAAGGATACCGAGCTGTTCCAGCTGCTTGCTCATCCTCTTCCATTCCTTCTTTGCCTCATCCTCAAGCCATGCAGGACAGCGCGGAGCCTTTTTCTCCGGCTTTGGTTCGCCCGTGTTAAGGCTTCTCTTGCCCGGATTGCCCTCCAGCACCTTTACTGCCGTTGGCTTCGGTTTTCTTCCTCTCTGTGCCACTGTCCTCACCTCCAATTTATGGCATCAAAAAAGGACTCCTTAAGGAATCCTCTTTGTTTTTCTCTTTCCTAGATCATCGCATCCAGCTTTTCATATTCGGCTTTCAGTCGGTTGTATTCCTGTGCGATGCATTGTCTGCGGAAGGAATTTTTTTCGCTTTTTCCCTTTTTCCAAAGGTCCTCAAGTTCCGCTTTCCTTCTTTTCAGCACCTCGATTTCGTTACCCCCTGCGATTTCCTTTGCATCCTTTTCAAATCTTGTCATGGCTCTATGCCCTCCTTTTCTTTTGGTAGGTACATATTCGCTCTATAATGCCATTATATCCAGTCAATTCCGCACCGTAAATGTACCAAACATCCACGGCACGGATTGTGTATTTTATAAACGACCAAAAGCCTCCTTTATGGAAGCCTCAGTCAGAATATTCTAATTATATTCCCTCATCAGGATGCCGTATGCAGCCATCGTTGCTTCATTTCCTGCATCCGGCTCAATATCCCACCCTCTGTCATAATTTACGACTATCTTGCCTTCAATTTTTATCTGCAGTTTGGAAATCCTGCCGCCTTCGATGCCCCATTCGCTTCCTTCCTCAAAGTGTTTGCACCAATAATATGCTGTTATGTACTTACCCTCTCCTGTCGTTACTCTAATCGTTCCTTCGTTCCACATTGTTGTGTCCTCCTTTTCTTTTGGTAGGTACATATTCGCTCTATTCCGGGAATATATCCAGTTAATTCCGCACCATAATACTACCAGGATATATGTAAAATAATTGTGCATTTTATGGAAAATCGACCATTTGACAATAGTGATCCGCGCTCTTATAATCTCCGGAAGTATGGTTATGCCCCTCCTGCCCGCTCTCGCCTAAAACTCAAACTCTATGGTCAGCATCTGTCTTCCAAGAAAAATGTCGTTTTGGATTAAAGGGTCCTCCATGAAGGCTGCCTTTGCTTCTTCGATGTAGTGCTTCAGGTTTTCTTCCCCGACCAGTTCCTTTACTGCCTTCCGTGTTGTTTTCTTTCCGTCCAGGTAAAATCTTGTTTTCATGGCTTTGTGCCTCCCTTTCTTTTGGTAGGTACATATTCGCTCCATTCCGGGAATATATCCAGTTAATTCCGCACCGCAAATGTACCAAACATCCGCGGTGCGTTTTGTGTATCTTACAGGCTCATCTTCAATGCCGGAATTCTCTCCTTGGTGCCTCTTTCTTCTGCTTTCCAGTCGTTGTATCGGCTGTTAATTTCCACCAGCCCTTCAAGGTGAAGTCCTCTTTTTTCAAATTCCGCAATCGTTGTGATCAGTCCCGAAAAGTTGCTTGAAATCGTGAATTCCTCAATTCCAAACCTTCTGCAGTTCTCAATGATTGCGTCAATGTCGTAATCCCAAATGACCTCGTCAAAGTTTATGAGGTCGTTTCCTGCTTCCCTGCTGCAAAAGTATGCTGCTCCGAAAGTCGGGTTAATGTTATTGTCTGCATACCCTGTTCTGTTTTCTGCTGCTTTCTCTAAAATCTCAATCTTCTTCATGGCTATGTGCCTCCTTCTTTTCTTTTGGTAGGTACATATTCGCTCTATTCCGCTATAATATCCAGTTAATTCGCACCGTAAATGTACCAAACATCCACGGTGCAAATTGTGTACATTATGACATCTTGCAGCGGTGTATGGTTTCCAGAATCTGCTTCTGTTCTTCCTCATCCACACCCATGCTTTCCAGGGCTTCCCTTGTTCCGCAGTCCGGGCAGATGTATGTCTCATTGTCCTTCCTTGAAAGGGCCGGAACGCCGTGATAGGCTTTCCGGCATCTCGGACAGATCCTGATCCGTGCCGTTTTCATTCCCATCTCCTCACCCCGCTTTCCTCCGCCCTGATCTGGGCATCTGCAAGGTAATGCTCGTCAAAGCCAAAC